GATCCTGCCGCTGTGCCGGCTGACGCTTGAGCCACTCCAGATACGTGGTTTTCGCCGGAACCTGCCCGTCCATGCTCGCGCGGGTGCCCTCGTCCATTTCATCAATATCGATGCCGAGTTCTCGCCATGATTTGAGGATCAGCGTTTCGGTTGAACGACAGCAAAAGTGAATTTTCCCCGGTCCCTGCAGGTAAGGCACCTTATGCCCCATCGGCTTGTTGTTCAGGGTGTAACGCAGCAAATCGCGAACAATGCAGTCGTGGCTGGTTTTGTTGTCCAGCGTGGACAACCACTGTTTTCCTTTCACGATATCGCTGTTGGCGCTGGTGAAGCTGTTACGCGCGGTCGCGGCCAGATGATTTACTGCAGTTTTAGCTATGCTGGCAGCATTCGCTCTGCTCATTTGCAGCGCGCCGTCGCGATAGTCCTTGTTGGCGTGGCCACGAACGTTTCGCGCGATCGTTTCCACTGTGTCGCCAGCCAGATAACCACGCCGCACGGCGTTCACGATGCGCGTTAGCCTGTCCGACTCCAGATTGCTCGCCCACTCGCTCAGGAGCCGCCCTTGAAAGGGTTGCGCCATCGCCGCGGCGTAGACCATGTCAGCCGTAATGCCCTGCAGCGGATATCGGGAGAGTACCTGCGAAGGCAGGAGGGAATCGAACAGGCTCAACTGATAGCTGGCTTCGTTCTTCGCAAGCGCCACCAGCTCACTTTCCAGCCCGGTCTGCATCGCAGAAACGGCCTGGTGATTCAGTTGCCGCACACTGCCCAGCAAACTTTCCAGCCGGTTAACGGTGAAGCTCTCCGGAGGTAATCGGTCCAGCGCATCCAGCAGCCGCGCCGACAGGTCTGCGTCCGTCTCGTTCAACAACTTAACCATCCGATTTGCCACGCCCGTGGCGTAGCGGCTGAGCCATACAGAATGCCCAATCGCCTCGTCACGCAGGGTTTCGTTGACGGTTGGCATGCTAGCCTCCTGTCATTGTGGGTGCCTGGTTGCGAAGCGCATCGATCACATCATCAGGATTATCTGCCGGGTCAATCAGATCGAGCTTCTGCAATGCCCGAATCATATCGGTATCGCGCAACGCGCCAGACTGCCAGGCGTTCACGATCGCAGTGACCATCCCGGACTCGGCCACCTTCGCGATGAATTCCTGGTTGATGGTGTAAGCAGGAGACTCATCTTTGAGCCCAAGATATTTTGCACACCAGCCCAGCGCCAGCGTATAAGCCTCAGAAACGTTCGAAACGCAAATACCGAGCACGGATGTTGATGATGTTTGCTCACCGCTCGCCTGGGTAGCCGTCTTCGCAGTGGCGTTCTGCTCAATCAGTCGGGCGCCCAGTTGCACCATGTAATCGCGCTTACTGTCCATAGCCTCTTTAGCCAGCATGTTCGGCTGCGCCTGGGCATAACCAAACGAGCCTTCTTTGGGAAGCAAAAGCGGTGATCGGGAACCAATTTTCACGCCCTTCTTCTCGAGGTGATCGCGCCAGTTAGTATCAAGACCGGTCATATACGGCTGAACCTGCCCGCAGAACCACACGCTGTCTTCATAGTCCGCACTGTTGCGGTAATGACCGTGGTTAATCTCCACCAGCGCCGCCAGCGGGGAATCATCTATTGTCGGATCGTTATTCTGCGCGCCGACAAAGGTGAACGGAATTTCATCCCAGAAATCCAGACCTTTGGGCTTAGGGTGGTACTCGCTGTCGATGGTATAAGTTCCGCTGGCGGTTCCGCCGCTTCGGCGCCATACCCGACAGATAAACTTCCCCTCTTCCAGCGCCAGCTCGCGATACTGGATTTCATCTTTGTAGGCATAACCATCCGGTTGTTCGACACATTCACGCAGCACCACCAGCACCAGTTGATCGCGCCCGTTTATGCGCTTTGTTCGCCAGTTGATGATGTTTTCAGCCGGATAGCGAAGGATAATCGCCTCATTGGTGGCCTCAGCGTAATCGACGTAAATGCCGTCTCGCGCAACCTCCAGCACGTTTTCAGTCACCAGTTGGGACTGCTGATAAATGCTCGTCCCCGCCCCATCTGCATTATTCAGCAGATACATGAGCTTTTCGGGACCACTGAACGTCGGATCTTTCCGGTACGCCAACCCAAGCAGGCCTATTTTCGTATTGCCCGTAATGGCGTAGAAAACCGCGCGGCTAAGGTAGTCCTCGTTGCGCTTACGGTTGCGCGCGGATTTATCAGTCGGATCGAGGAACGGCAGATATTTATTGCCCGCATCCTTAACCGCTTCAGCCCCCTTGCAGAAGTCGCGGTATTTCCGCCAGGCAGCAGAAGCCGCCCGGTGTTCTGGTCGAACCCAGGTGATGTCGTCGTTTGCCATATCAGAATGTGGTGTCCAAAGAGATAGAGAAAGCGGGTTTCGGTGGATTATGCAGAACCGCATAACGTGTACCGTCCCAGTCGTGATCTTCCTGTTGTGTGTCAACGTCGTCAGGATTTTTACTATCGCGAACCAGTACCGGAACACGACTTATCCAGCCTCGGCAGTAATCGAAAACGTAGAATGCTGGTTTTTCAGGCATTCCAGATTCAAGTTTTTTTCCTTCAATGACTGCTTCCAACATATCGGCGAACAGAGCAGCCCCATTTACGCGAGATCCTGGCTTCTTATTGGCTTCAACCCATTTAACGCCCTGCGCTTCCATCTTCTGGGCAATCGACAACTCATCGTCGCCAGTGTTGTAGATGGCGCTGTCCGCAGGTCCAGAGTTAACCTTCTTGCAGATACCGGGCATGATGTTCAACTGACCCTGAGTCACCCCGTTGAGTTTTATCTCTTCGGGCTCTGCCAGTTCCTCGCCCACCAGCCGCTTGTCCACCCACGCCACGCCCTTAGCGACGTTTGTGGACGACATATTCAGGCCTTTGTTCAGCTCGTCCGGCGGGCAGCCGTACCACTCACCTATCAGAATTAGCGACCCGGCAGGTGGGCAGAAATGGCGACCGTCCGGCAACTCTGCGGCGGTACCGTCGGCACGCGCCCACCAGAGGTTAGAAAAAGGCTTCGATTCGCCCCAGTCATGAGAGCGGTCAACCGTCCAGCTATCCGGGATACGGAACGGCTTGATAACGTGCAGCGAGGCATTCCATAGATGGTCAAACCGCCCACCACTGGTGACATCCCAGGAGCCCTCTACCCATGCTTTGCGCCGATTGGGGTCTTTGATGGCCATAAGCGTTGCGATGTACTGCGGATCGAGATAGGGGTTCTCTTTGAACGAGCCGTGGATCGCGACGCGGGTAAGAGTCACATCCTCTTCGCGTTCGGTCTGTGGGTTAAACACCTTTTGCGTTTCGCGAATGATGGTGCCGCGCGGCGCTGGCTCGATGAAGCGCTTCTTAACCCAGGTATGTCCGATGCCAAACGGGTTTGTGGTACTGAACGTCTCTAGTGGGATCGGTTTAAGTAACGAACCATCATCCCGCGGGTAATTTTCCGGCCGGAACGAGGAGCGTCTGCAGGAGAACATCATCTCGTAGAACTCACCCGACTGTTGCTTGGTCAGCTCGTTAAAGCCGATAAACGGGAACTCCTGGCCATGATAATCCCAGTAGTCACCCTCCTCCTTCCCGAAGCGGAACAGCAGCTCTTCGCCTGTCGGCCATACCCAACGTAATTCGCTGGCCGATGCCAGATAACGTGCGCCGTCGTTAAACAGGCGATACATACGCTTTGATTGGGTGATGATGTCAGTGAGGTTTTTATACTCGGTATCGAAAATCACGCCACGCCAGAACGAGCCATAGCCCAAGCCAACCAGGCGACGAAAGCGCGCCAGTTGTGCGGCAGTTTTACCCGGTCCGCGCGTGCCCTCGTAGAGGATTTCGTTACAGGGGCAACTCAGGGAGAGCGATTGCGATCCAGGCAAAGGTTTCCATACGGCTTTGTAGTTCATCTACCAAGAACCTCGCTCTGCTGCTTCTGTGCTGCTGCTTCCCAGTCGTCTACGTTATCGCAGGACGGCACCGGCATGATGCTGTGGGTTGCCGTGACCTTCTGTTCAACCTGCTCTTTGAACGCCTGAACCTTGATGTGCTTTCCGAGCAGTTCAAGGTTCTTGACCTTATCCGGCCACTTCACTTTCTTGAGGATGGTTTCCGCCGTCTCCTCGTTGAAGTTCTGAATCGTGGTGCTGATGTCCAGACCGGTTAGCGACGTTCGCCAGGCTTTCGGCCACGAACTTATCGGCTTTAGGCTGCCATCGTCGTTAAGAATGTCCAGAACGTCCATCTGATCTATCTCAACCAAGCGTCGGAGCACATAATCAGCATCAATACCCACATCTTCGTTGCGCTTCGTTTTGAGTTCGGCGATTCTGTTCTGGATGACAGGTTTTGACAGGTTCTCGGAAGCGGTACGGTTCGCGGTTTTGATGCTGTACCCCGCCCGAATTGCCGCCTGCGTGGCGTTTAAATCGATGAGGTACTCGCGACAGAACATATCTTGTTTGTCGGTGAGTGCCATTCAAATACCTTTAGGAGATGATTATGGGTAACGTGAAAATTCACGCCGGCTTGGTTAACGGCGACCTTATGCCAATCATTGAAGATAAATCCTCAGAAGAAATTGTTGCAGCTTTTACTGGAGATGATACTGGCGCGCCACCAACCTCAGTGACGATTGAGGTAATCACAGAAAATGGCTCTAAGGTCAGAATTTACATACCCAACAGCTGCGCTGATGCCAGCGTTACAGTTGATGGAAAGAGGGTATAGTCCTATAGCCATTACGATGGGTCTGCCCATGGTGATGACAATAAAAAACCGCCCGGAGGCGGTTTGAGAAGAGTTAATCGCTGCTTTTATAACTATTCAACAGCATTGACTGAAAATCAACCAGAGATACTTCATCAATTACCTTACCAGTAATTATGATTTTCATTCGCCCTATCACATCCAACCCGCCAATAATCCTGATTTCGGCTGAAAATGTCTTACTGCTCCTGATGTAATCAATGAGGCTCTTTATGTACTCTTCCTTACCATAAACCGCGAAGCAGGGCGTTCCACAGTGCATAGTCTCCAACCTTCCCTCAAGCATCATGATGCTCCGCAGGAAATAGGTAACAATGAGTGTAGTGGTAAGACATGCTTTACCCATGATTACTTTTTCGTAATTGTCATCTGCGAATGGCTCTGCATTGTTACCGAATTAGAATGGTTTACTTTCTACGCCTAAGCTGCGCATTCAATAAATTGAAAAGGCTTTTGGGATTAGGTGTTGTATCACAGCATATTCTGAGGGCAATTCATTAGCCATCGGAATTATGAGCTGAATTTTTCTCAATCCAGTTACCTTCCTCATCTTTTACGACCTCAATAAATTCATCAGCCGGATCAGATGCCCCCCCTTCGTCATCCCACTCATTTAATGAGTGTTGCCATTCTTTCTGTGTCAGGACTTTCCCAGTAATAGAACTACGTAGATAAATCGTCATAATACGAACTCCATAATTATGGGCACTTAGTTACATTGTAGACGAGCTGTGATTTGCATCCGACCAGAACAGAAGGAAAATGACACAATGAATTGATATTTAATGAATATAAGCACACCGTTCTTTCTGGTAATGCCATTATCCTTAGGAAAAAACTGACTAAATGATGAATTACCTGTGAATAACGAACAGTGATTTACATTTTGGGCATAGCAACGCCAGTTCCTGCCGTACCTTTGTTGTCGGATGATTAGAGTTAAAGCCGCATATCGGACAAGTCACTGTAGTTTTGGTCGCAGATTCAACACGTTTAAGTGCATAATCGAAGAATGACATAATTTTAGCCTTTATAAGAGTAAGGCTTATCATACCACCATTGATTACTTTTTAATCGCAATCACTGTCCGCATAGCACTTAATCACCGGGTTAATGACTTGCATGGGGTTATCACTCTTTTCATGGTGCGCGTGTGAAGCTCTGGTCCAATCCCCTTACAGGGACTTTATCTCCATAAAGGTTTAGTCATTATCAACCCCACCAGCAGATGAGCTTTGTTATGGTTACTGTGCCGGCTGAATATCGATGAAGTATTCTTTGCCCTGCTCGAACTGTTTTAAAGCTGCCGGGTTCCACACATGCATCGTTAACTGACCGCCAGGCGTGTACTTTGACCACGCTTTGTTTTCTTCGATATCAGCAGTAACTGGGCTCATGTGGATGGTTCGATACGAGTCATCTTCTGCTTTCTGAATTGTTTGGCAGAAAAATTTTGCACGTACGGTCATTGGGAATCCTCAGTTAGTAAAAAACCCCGCTATTGCGAGGCTCTACTTCAAACATTGCGTATTTATGTATTCCTGCAGCGTTCTTAATGCTGTTTGGTCGCTTAGGATTCCGGATCGGATACCGAGAACGTTTCGTCCAGCAACATCAGAGAGTTCGACGGTGGCATCATTGCCCATGCCGGAGGTGCTGGCGGTTTCGGTTGAGGTTGGCACTGGACACTTGCCTTTGACGTGCACCCGACCACCATTATCAAGCTTGCGCTGCAGAGCAACATTTTCAGCTTTTGCATAGGCCAGTTCCTTCGTGTATTTGGCATCCAGCGCAGCAACATCTCGCTGCCTGGTTGTCATATCAGTGATAGTGGCGTTAGCCAGGCTGAGCTTTTCAGTGGCCTTATCACGCTGGTCTTTGTAGGTGATGGCGTTGTCGCGGTAGTAATTAATCGCCCACGCCATCGATACCAACAGGCAGGCCAGTAATGCGCAGATAACAGCTGTGATTCTGCTCATTCCTGGCCCCACTCGCAAACTTCTCGCTCAATCTCACGACGGGTGATCAGCCCCTTCCACTGTTTTCCACCAGCATACGTCCAGCGCTGCAGTTCTTTGCATGCACCCGGAACATCACCGGCATTCAGTTTCCTCAGCAGCGTCGATCTGCTAAAAGCTCCAGTTCCCACGTTATAGGTGAAAGAGTAAAGCGCGGCCCGAGTGGTTTCGGGAACATGGACCTTAATCAGCGGGTCGATAGATGCAGCAACCTTGCGCAAGTCGGATTGAAGCAAAGCGTCACATTCTTTATCGGTGTAGCGGTGGCCGCGTCGAATATCAGCGCCGGTGTGCCCATCGCAAACAGTCCAGACACCTACGACATCCTGATAAGCGTAATAGCGACGCCCTTCCAGACCATCCGCATTACCCAGCATTACTGCAGCAATGGTAATTGCTCCGGATCCGCCAACAATGGCGCCCACCAGCTTATTTCTGAGTGTCGGGTTCATCTCGGCTCCTGCTGCGGCGGTTGTCTTCGCGGATTTTGAAATAAAGATTTGTCAGGTATGTCAGAACGGCAACAATGATGCCCACCAGCACACCTATAGCGTTCCACTGCTCGGGGCTGTAGGCATTCAGCATGCCGTTGAGGATGCTCCCGGCAGAAGCGCCGTACGCAGCACCGGTGGTTAGTTTGTCCATGCGATACATACTCTCACCTCGCGTAGTTAGCGGGTGTTGAAAGTTTTTAGGCGATTAGCCGATATGACTAAAGCTGAATGGGTGTTCTACCGATAATGATATGAACATTTACTCTGGGAAATTTTTATGCAGACAGTCTCTACTTACAAAGACCTTGCAAACGCAATAGCCTGTGGTTCAAACAAAATAGAAGTCACTGGTGATATAACGAAGGGTACTGTAAAAATCGTCGCCAGCGGCGCAGTTACATGGGCTATTGCTATTGGCGCAATTAGCATCGCGTATGCAGCATTTGCTATGACACCCGCGACGGGAGGAACTAGCTCCGCATTATCAATGATTGCTGCACCGGCTGCAGTAGCCAGCATTGGATTACCAGCAACCACGGCAGCAATTGCGATTGCGACTGGAGCAGGGTCCATATCGGCCATTAAAAAATTAAGACAATATAAAATCGAATCACATGTAGATGGTAAAGCGATTTTAGTTAAAAGATAATTACGGAAGAATCACACAGGTACAGAAGTGTGCTCTGGAAAAACATAAAAAAGCCCCACGGTGCTAACCGCAGGGCTTTAAACGAAGGCAATAACCCATCGTTAGACCAAAATTACCACAGATTCGGGAAAAGTAAATAGCTCACGATAAAATAACGCCCTATTTTGTTATCTGCTTCAGCTGCTCATCAGCCCACGCTTCTTCGATATCAAACTTGGAGGTGAGCTGATCGTAGAATGGCTTAACGGACTTCTTCCAGGTATCTAGCCTGATGGCATCAGTTATCTGGCAAACATCTGCATACGCCTCAGTCGAAGGGATTCGCTCATAGCCGCGCCCACTGCAGCGCTTGCAATTAGCCAGAACCGGAACGCCCTGCTGTTCAGTAAGAGCCTGATTAATGGCTTTCCCACGTCCATGACAATCTCTACAGGCGCAACTAACAACCTTCTTCCCCTTACACTGAGGGCAGAGAACGCGTGCAACCTCCCTGACCTGCCTCCGTACCTCATACTCAGAAGGATGAATATCCTCTGCGCCCATGTGCAAAGACATCTTCACGAACTTCTTCGCTTTTGCCGGAGTGTGAGACTTCATGCTGAAAACCTCAGCATCAATAAACCCTTCCCCATTGCAGCCATCACACTGCTTCACGCTGGCAGCGCTGCGGGAATAGTCTTCGAACGCGAAGATGGCCAGCTGGTGCATCACTAGTGGTTTAATCTTTGCATCGAGCTTCCGTAATGCCGCAACCCGATCGCACTTGGTCAGCGCGTACTGGGCCAGCAACTCAATCGCCCTCTCCCGGTCATTGTTGCTGATACCCATCTTGCCTAGGAAGGCACTGTAACCCATCGCAGCCCGTTCTTGGGTCATACCCATGGCAGCCATGATATCCGTGCCGGTCAAAGAATCTGAGGCAGTTGCGCGCGGGGAGTCGCTGATCAGCGTGGATTTTGCGAAGTGGTATTTCACTGTGTTTTCAAGATTCATTCAGCAGCTCCTGCCATGTGGTAAATGCGAATAAAGTTGCGGAGGATGCGATAGTCCACCAGCACCGAACCGGGGCGCCGATAAACGCGGAGACGTTGCCAACGTATGCGGAATATTTCGACCAGCACTGGACTCATGGGGCCTCCAGTTCTGTAATAGTCAGTTCGAGACGGCCGCCTTTAACGATCGGCATTTTCACAACGCGATAATCGACCACCTGGCAATCATCAAGCCAGAATCCAGCCCTCGTGAGCGCGTCAAATGCCGCCTTCTGCAGGTTATCCAAATCGCGGCGCCGGCGATCGGGCATGTGGCATTCGATGCGGAGTTTGAGCGATGCGGCCGTGCGGATATTCAGCTGACTTTTGCGAATGATCATGGCCACGGAGTTCCGATAGGCGACACCGTCAGCGCTGATATGAGTGCGCCCGCGGTTGTGCCGGTAATAGCGGTTGTTGCTCGGCGGCCAGGGTAAAGTGATTTGATAAGTCTTCACGCTCACCCCCACATCCGGTTTCGCCAGCGGCTATCAGGGCGCGCTGGGGTGTTTGATGTTGGCAGGTACGCACTGACGGTCCAGGTGACAAAATCCGGGTTAAGGCTGCGCTCAACACGGACTCCCCGCGCTTTATAGCGCCGTAGCAATTCGTCAGCCTGTTCGGTGCTGCAGTCGGTATGGTGGAACCAGGTATGTTTCATCGCCATCACCCCGCAAAACCAAGCAGCTGCGCGGCGACGTTTTCAGCCTCATCGCGACTGCTGAATGAATGGGACAGAATCCAGCGCCATAGGACATCGAGCGCAGCCTTATAGAGCTGCTGGAACTCGAGTTCGTCCATGTTGGCGAAAGAGATACTGCGGGGGTGCTTTCGGAGCGTGCCGTCCGGTAGCTGTATAGCGTCAAAGTGGCCTGCCTCGACGATCACCCATGACCGGTAAGCGTCAAACGATTTACAGAGGCTGATGCCATTTGTGACGCGGCGATTGGCGACTTGCTCCAGGTACTGCTCAGCAGCATCGATGAGCGCGCTTTCGTTACCCGCATGAGTCGCGAGGAATTTGGCATAACCAGTAATGAGCCTTCGCTCGTTACTTGAGATGGCGCCGCCGGTTGGTTCCCAGTATTCAAAGCCCAGGTTAAGAAGCGCGAAGAAGCGCCGGTGGAATGCCGGTTTACGGACCCGTTTGAACTCAGCAACCAGAACGTCGCCGAGCTTAATTTTTGATTGCAGAATATCTCTGGTCTCGGGTGTGGCCGGGATCAGAATACCTGTGTGGTGCTTAATGAGTTGTAGTTCGAGCGCCATGGTTTTCTCCGTGGCGCATCAGGTATAGGCTGTTCAGGCCTATGAAAGAATAATATCAGATGGCGGGATGAGCCGGTAGCCCAGACGTGTAGCAAACTGCATAAACCCGTTGAGGGTAAAGATTTCTTCATCCTCAAGGAGAGGACGCAATGAAACCAATCCATTTACGCGATAAACAAGATATCTTCCATCTGCCGGGAAGCTATAGATAACGGTTTTATCGGCCCTTCTGACCACATCGTACCATTGATCATCTGCATTAAAGGCATTTGCGCTACACACTATTTCCCCCAGAGCGACTTATTGACGCGGTAAACAGTAATCGGGAACAGCCAGGGGAACGCTTACAGCGATACTCATTGAAACTGCTCCAGTGAAATTCACGCGATTAATAAAACCACTCGTCCGCGCTTTCCCAGGCTTCCTGAACTATATGCTCAACCTCTTTCTTGTCGCCCACGAATACAGCCATACCATCATTACTGGCACACTTAATCGTCAACTGACATCCGTCGAATTGCTTGCTGAGCCTTTTGAGAGGTTCTGACCCAAGCGCAGGTATGGCTCCATCAGGAAGTTTCTTAATGCGATCAATGGTTAAATCAATTTTCATTTTTCCCTCCGCGACAAATTACTGTATGCATATACAGTACATTTATAACCTTATGTAACGGATTTTGCAACGTTTTAAGAGATCACAATTTATCTCACTGAGATTGTGTACCCCCTAAACAAACAACAGGTTACTTCTAGAGTGAAAACTTGTAGCTCCTGTGGATTGCATGTTTTGTGGTGGACGTAAGAATGATCGTTTGGACACACAGCGCGGCTCACAAGCACTATTTCATGACCAAACTCTGTAGCGAGAACCTGTCTTGCAGGCTCTCGCTTCGGGATCATCGTTAAAGTACCCGTTGCATAATGTTCTCATCATTTGAATTAAAGATTTTACAGCCTTTACCGATACTACTCTGGTCCTTGCTTGTGACGCGTCAGTGTTCAGTGCTGTTTGCCTTAGCCATCCGGACTGACTACATACCGCCTCATAAAAGCCAATCCTTAATATAAAGGGAACTTATGAGATTAAAATATGCAGCACTCATACTCGCCGTTACCATTACAGGCTGTGATGACAAAAAAGACGTGGTCGGTTGCTCCTCTGAAATGACCCAGTCAGCTCTCATGGACTTATTGAAAAAATCTGCTTATGAAGGACTCTCTGAACAGGTCGACAAATATCCTGACGTCACTAATCAGACCAAACGAAGCGCCCTGGACAAGATCAAACTGGCCATCTCAGAAATCTCCACAACCTCAAGTGACACGGGTAGCACATTGAAAACATGTGAAGGTACCTTGACAATGACCCTACCTGCGAATGAGTACGCTCAGCTTTCTGATGCTTACAGAAAGAACTTTAACCGTAATCTCGACAAGCAAATGGAAAGCCTGTCTTTAGATCACAACGCTAACACTTTTTCAAAACGCATCTCCTACACCGCGCAGGCGACCGACGATCAGAAAAACGTTTTTGTAAAAGCCTCCTCTGATAATCCGATATCTGTGGGTGCTGCCGCACTTACATCGCTTTCCATCATCAACCCGATCGTTGAACTGCAGAAAATCCAACAGGCTAAGGATGCCCAGCAGAGCCAAATTGAAGCGCAACAACAGGCTCAACTCAGGGCGCAACAACAGGCCCAGTATGAGGCAGAGCAGCAAATTGAGAGACAGACACAGCTGCAAGCACAAGAAAAGGCAGAGCAGCAGGTTCAACAGCAAAATGCTGGGAGCCTTGATCAGTCCCGAATGGCGTTTGCAAATGCCGACTCTGATTTGAATACCGCCTGGAGCACATTAACGCCGGCGAAGAAAAAGGAGTTACTGCCTTCTCAGCGCCAGTGGATTAAAACAAAGGATGCCATGTGCGGCAAAGTCTCAATGCAGGGAACAGATTCTGAAGTGAAAAAAATGGTCGACTGCCAGACGCAAATGACCCTTTCAAGGACTACTTTCATCAGTACCCAATAACAGATGCCCCCCATTACGCTGCAGCCAATGCTAAGCTGGCTCCAGCGTAATGCATGATAATTTCCGCCATGTCCTCTGATCTTTTTCAAGCATGATACACAAGTGTCACGCCATAACCCGTGAGTTACTAGCTCACCGAATGGCGGTTTTTACGATCTGACATAGGATTGGATATCAGCTTTGTGCCAAGAGCGGACTTTAATAACACCTAGTTGGGTTAATGCACGTGGAACAGGTCAGTACTTCCATGTTGTGATACTCTGCATTTACATTGTAACCCTTGACCTTTCCTGAGATTAGACCAATGACGGGCTTTTTTAAGCAGATTGAAGATACTGAAGATATTCGCCAAGGTGATATCATCCGCAAACTTAATCCTAATACCGGAGAAGTAGAAAAATTAGGGGTCATAATCACAGCCGATTGCGACATTGCTCAAAGGAAAGCTAGCGAACGCTATACTTGGTTAGAAATCGTACCTATGGCAGTCTATATCGAAGGTCCGTGGGCACAGGAGCAATTGCGCAGGCTTTCAGAAAAACGTTCGAATTCTATATGTGAGTATCTTAATAGTCAGATCCGCAAACGACACCCTGATCTAACGCCACTAACACATGATTCTGTAGTGCAATGGCTACACAGTAAGTCTGCAGAAGATATTTTAAAGAGTGTCACTGGAAAGACTTCAGGATTAGATCAAAAGCAGTTGCGCAATCTTCAGGGTTTTGCGTTGACTGTATGTACAGACGAAAAACAGAGCTCCTTCAGCTTATTAAAATCGGCTTGGACATTCTTTGATATCAATGAGAAAAATCAGCAGGAATCCGTTCGAGATGCCTTTAAAGATAGTGGTGGCTTCCAAGACTATTTTGTAATTCCTGAGTTACCTCGACAGAAGGGTGTTGGTTTTGTCGTAATGCTACGATCAATGTGGACAATCATGGCTCCCGAACTTTACCTCACCGAGCAAGATGCGCGTATAGACGGTCATCCACACGCTTATCACCGAGTTGGACGGCTCGATGATAGCATTCGCTTCTCAATCACTCAAAAGCTGGCATTTCTATTCTCACGTATCGGGATGCCTACGATCTTTGAATCTGCCTGCAAGACTGCAGCTGAATTTACGGCTGAGGAATTTTTCAAAAAAAATGAGCAAGAGGTACGCCCCTGATGACAACCATATCTGCCGTTGTAATTGACTCGAAGGCTATCAGCATATTGGATCGGGCATTCATCGAAGATTCTTGGATGCAGAAATTCGAAGTCCCGCAAAATACCGATGGTCTACGCCGCGTGGAATTAGATGATATAGTTTTCCTACTTTCAAAAGAAGCCGATCTAGATGAAAACTATCTTGTCATCAACACCACTGTCTTTTCTAATAACGGTATAGTGGTCAAACCGCGCATGGCTTTCGAGCGTATTATCCGTGTGGCATTGAGACATTTTGATCGTAATATAGCAATTCCCCTTCCATGGCAGCCTTATTTCTCTGGCTCTCTGCTTTCGATTTACGCACAGCCCCCCCGAGATGCCCAACAACGGATCTATTTCGACCAATCGCCAGATGGTACCAGCTGTCTATACGCGTTCGCTATCACAAGCACTCCAGAAGACCTAGAGCGAGTACCTGAAGACAATTCTCTGTATCAGCGTGCAATTAACAGGATCTGTGATGCTCTTTTAGCGGAACCTCCATCCGTACCAAATGTTGGTAATTTCGGTGTTCTTCTTTCCGAACCCTTGGGTGTCAAACTGGCTAGTGCAGGGACTTTGCAGGTATGGTATGAGCAACGCCTTAACCGTGAGCAACGAGAGTTTGTAGATAGGTTACATGACCGCCCCGTAAGACTACGTGGCGCTGCTGGCACTGGAAAAACGCAATCAATGGTTGTGAAGTGCCTACGTGATTTGTACGACGATGTAGGAAACGATAAAACTTTCGCATTTCTAACCCATAGCTCGGCATTGGCCAATACGGTCGTACGGGGCATGCTTCAGGCACTAGATCCGACAGAAAAATGGACATCGTTAAAAACGACTTCGGGACAACCTAAACTGTGGATCGGCACTATTTACGAGCTCGCGCAAGAGAAATTGGGTTATGAGAAAAAAGGCCTGCAGCCCTTGTCACTAGACGGTCGAGATGGGCGTGAATATCAAAGGATGCTCATTGTGCAGGCAATCGATCAGGTAGTAAAAGATCCACGTATTGTTTTGGATAATTTTACAGATTGTCCTGATTTCCAACTGCGCTTACAGAAGCATAGTGAAGACCCCTCGCTCATTGACGATATTATGAACGAATTTGCCTGTGTGCTGGATCTGGAAGCAATTAGGAAAGATACACATGAGGCTAATCGTTATGCTACTCGAGGTTCTCGGGAGCCTTGGCAAATGATCCTACCAACTGAAGCCCACCGCCGAGTCGTTTTAGAGATCCATGACATCTATCGAACACTGCTACGAAAGCAGAAGATGCTGAGCATGGATCAAATGATCGCTGACTTTGACCGTTATCTCGGCACTCACGAGTGGGGTGCCTTACGTGATCGTGATGGTTTCGACCTAGTGTTCGTTGACGAGTACCACTATTTTACTCGAGCTGAGGCGATGCTTCTTCACAACCTCTTTAAAACGCGAGCGCAGGTTAGTGGTCGATGGCCACTACTGATGGCCTACGATATCAAACAGAGCACCAATGATGTCGCTATTAGCGGTGGAGTGGAAAAGTTTCGCAATCCTGGAGTTGGAGAGTCTGTCCTTACAGAACTCAAACAGGTTTATCGGTCAACACCACAGATTACAGCGTTCTTAAGTGATCTTGATGCTTCATTCCCTGCCATGGATCTTGAGGGCGAGTACGCAACCTACACAGCTAATTCTCGTCAGGATGATGGTGATATCCCCACCTTAAGCATCTATGACACAGATATTAAACTAGTTGATAGTGTATTCGCGCAGGCTGCTCGTATAATTCGCGATATTGAAGGCGGCGGAAGCCAAGTAGCAGTACTGTGTTTGAACGAAGCTTTGTTCGATAAAATTCGTGTTGCTGGCCGAGTTCGAGACAAATTAGTGCCGATCACTTCACGCGATGACCTCAAAGAACTACGTTATGCCAAGAATAAATGCGTCTTCAGCATGCCGGAATTTGTAGCGGGGCTGCAGTTTCATACTGTGTTCTTAATCCATGCAAATAGCTCGGATTATGATGAAGATCTTGGTTTCGGCTCACGCCGACGTTATGTGTCACGCGTTTATCTTGGGGCGAGTCGGGCTGCTTACAAGATCATGTTAGCCAGCTCAAGAGAACACGGCGGGCCTTGCCAATTGTTGGAAGTACCATTGACCAACAAGTCCTTAAAAGATATCACCTGAAGATAGCCATTTTTCGTAAGGTATTTTTATAAACTGGAGTGAGCCCTAGGATGGTATTTGTAAGTCGGCTACTCATCATTGTTCATATGGATTGATATCCGAAAACCCATTAGTAATTGTATTTAACAACGCCGGAGAAATCTTAGCACTGTTGCCAATCCATTGGCGCCAGTGCTTTCTGGGAGTAGATCAAAGGCAGTTCCCTGATACGGCATTGCAAATGGGCTGGAGCGTACTCACCTTACCTCCGCCCAGACTCGATCTCTGTAAGCGAACAAACGTCCACTGTTCGCTCATAACGGACCGTTTTAACCCTTTGCCCTTCCTTCAGCCTTCATCCGCTCATATTTGGCTTTCAAAAGCTCAGCAGGTGTCGGCCCCTTCGAAGCAACTGGAGCCGCTAACGCACGTCGAACAGGCGGGATTGGCTTACCTTCCAGCACACGCTTTTCCCATATTTCAAGAATTTCGCCAGCTTCTTGCTGGAGCTCTTTGGAATTCAACTGCCCATCCGTGCCCCGGCGACGCAGCTCAAGGCAAATATGGTAAAAAACGGGCTTAGGCCATGCATACTGCTCACTGCTCGGGTAACGGAATACCAGCTTCCGCCACTTCCAGTATTCAGCCATCACTTCAGCGGTGGTGATCCCCAGCACACAGCGCCCTTCCCTGCACCACTTGATGAACTGGCCAGGCGATGGCAGGAATGGTCGCTCTTGGCGACGCACCATGCGCATGCCGGCGTCAACCTGGTCCATGGTGGTAATCCCATTCTCCTTGAAGGCCAGCACCCACTGACGGCGGATTTCGTTCACGTCCTCCTGACTGCGATTAACAAGGCTGGCTGGGAACGCGGCGGCCAGCTGCACGAATAGCCCGTTGATAATCTGCGCCACCTGCTGCGTTTGCTCGCGTTCGGTGTATTGCTCCGGCAGATTATGAGCCACACGACGAGCCTGTTCCCGGTCAAAATTGCGAATGTTATCTGCAAGGTTTTTCATTCAAGAATCCCTTCAATCCAGTCGGTGTTATGCAGGTCAACAGCGCAACTGGTTGGGCTTGCCGTTCCGGTTGCGCGCAGCCGTTTGGTGGTGAGTTGATCCCACTGCTTGCGCAGGCTCGAAGGACTCAAAATGTTGTCCTTCCAGAATTCATCCCTGTTCGCCCACTGGAACAGATCACAGATTTCGTAGTGAGTACGCTTGTCCTGGACACGCATCAGCCTGATGATGTTTGCCCAATCAGCCCAGTTTGGCTCGGATATCGATGCGTTGACGGTTAGAAGCCTTTCGTAAATCCAGCGAGCGGCCTTGAGGTCGTCAGCCGATCCCCATGATTTACCAGCAGGAGTGAATATACCCTCAGCAGCTTCTGGATGACGAGAGAGAAACTTTTGAGTTTTCTGGTTTCGGGATTCGTCAGAATTCCGAGACGAGGATCTTTTAATACTGTTCTTGTTATAGTCTTGGGTGTCTACCGTTTCCGGGAAGGTTTTTCCCGTTTTCGGTAACACTTTTCCCGATTTCGGGAAGACTTTTCCCGTTTTCGGTTTGTCCAAAATCCAGGCTGAAAGGTCAGTATTTATACCGACAGTTTTCATCACGCCTTGCTTATGGCTGAAGATGATTTTGCGCTCTGCGAGCGATTTCAGTGCATCAGAAACATGCGAATCACTCAGATCTGTAAGCTCGGCGATCACCGTATTCGTCACGCGGTCCTGCTTCTTGTTCCAGCCGTAGGTAAGCCAGATCACCGCTTCAAAACACTGCCATTCCCGGCCCGATAATCTCAGGCGAGGTTTAAGCTTCTGTATCTCATTGGCGACCTTCGTATACCCGTTCGACAGGTCGGCCATACGACCTCCCGGTTGTTCGATTTGAGTTGGGAAATTGATAATTTCAGCGGTATTTGACATACTTAGCTCCGCATTTGCCTAACAACTGATGCGCAAGAAAGCTGGTTCTGTTCGCGCAGACCGGCTTTCGTCATTTTAGAAGTATTCACATTGCCCCCAGCATGGTTGTTACCATCGCCAGCAAAGGAGCCGTGAGATCAGGATCGACTCGGAACATTTCGAAAATCCCTTCGCCTAACTCCTTTAGCTTTTCCTTCTTCGGAGCATCGAGCATCAGAGCTTGCTTCGCCTCACTCACCTCTTTTTCCAGCCTGGCCATGCGGTACGCGAAAGAATCGTTTTTCACAACGCGATCGCGATATCTAAGCGGAAGAACCGACAAAATTGCGGGTATCAGTTGCTCTATGTTCCTCCTGTAAAATACTGACTCTTCTTTGTTGTCCAACCAACGGAACAGCTTCACGTTCCAGACATCGGCTTGACCAGTCAGATCAACCCCATCAAGTTGAAGTTCTTCCGCTGCTTCCTGGATTTGAAGCGCAACAGATATGCGCCCATCTGCCGAGGCCCAAGCACGAACGGCTGCGCAAACTTCACGGTGATCTAACCTCTGTTCTAACAATGCGCTCTGATGACATGGGAATATCAGAGGACTAGAGGAAGCTCTGCTAATCTTGTGAAATGAAACAGTCTGCATTGTTAAGGCTCCTGTTTAGGTAAACCGTCGGTGGGATTTGGGTATAGATCAGGTCGTAGCTCATGTGGGGTAACTCCCGTAGCTTCGAATACAGGTAGCACCCTCCCAGCAGGGACACCGTTTCGTCGCCAAAGAGAAACTGCCATTTTGGAAACACCAATCAAAATGCCAAGTGTTCTAGCGGAGCCAGTTCGGCGGATTGCAATATCAATACCAGTCATAGGATCTCCTTAAAGGAATGAAGTAAAGCATTGATTTACATTTAAGTCAACATACACCTGCCTATTCACTAGTAAAGCTATTGCTTACAATCCAAGAATGATGAAAAAAGACACCAACCAAAGTTTGATTTCCAGACTGACTGAGCTTAATGAAAAAGGCTTCTCTAAAACTGAGATGGCCAAAGTCGCCAACGTCAGTAAACAAGCAGTAACTGGATGGTTCAGGACGGGGAAGATCAGTAAGGAATCCGCACTTGCTATTGCAGGAGCAGCTGGAGTATCAATTCCATGGCTACTCGGTGAAGAAGTTGGCGATAAAGACGGGCTTAAGCCAGATGAACAGCGCTTATTGGAACTCTATCGCCAACTACCGGAAGAAGAGCAGCATAATATGCTACGTATCTTTTCGCTTCGTCTTAAAGAACTTGATGAACTTTATGAAAAGTACATGAAGGGGCGTATTCGATCACGTACGGATAAACTTACCTAAATTAAAGGCCATGCGATGTGCGGCTAAATCTTGTGCGCCGGTTAAGAGTAAAATCAAAAAAAATATGTGATATTTCGACTCTATTTCTGTAGTTGCCGAAAAAATTGCTAAAGAGTTTATAAGGTTGAAAAATGGATAAATTTCGAACTTACATTCTGACTACACATGAAGAAATTGGCTCTGGTGGTTACGGAGTTGTGGAGAGAGTCACTCTTTCTAATATATTAGGTCATAATGGAGGCGAGTACGCACGTAAACGCCTTATCCCTGATCCCTCCGATCCCGATTTACATGAAAGATTTAAACGTGAAGTAGGTTGCCAAACTAAATGTATTCACAAGAATATAATACAAATATTCATGTGTGACTTAGACTCTTCAACACCTTGGTTTTTGATGGAGTTAGCTGAGTGTAGTTTAGATTATGAATTAGTTGAAAGGAATTTAAGTCAAACAGAAAAAATAAATATCATTAAAATGGTTTTGAATGGACTTAGCTTCATACATTCCAAAAACTATATACATCGCGACATCAAACCGATGAATATATTGAAATTTGCATCAGGTGAATACAAACTTTCTGATTTCGGTTTAGCAAAAAGTTTGAGCCCAGCTAAAACACAATTCGCTACTAAAATCGGCGTTTTTTTAGGTACGCCTAAATACTTCGATTATGGTGTGATGGTTCACGGGTACTCTCCCCAATCTGATATTTACTCTATAGGTATTTTAATGGAGGATTTGGATATTGAGGACTTTGATGATATTATCAACAAGTGTAAGCATCGGCAATTAAATAAAAGATTTATTAATGTCGAGCAAATACTTGTGGCGATCGCAGAATTAGAGGCTAAGTAGAAATGTCATTAATAATTTCATCATCTGGCTTTTCCTTACCCAAGGACGTCTCTAGAGAAAATCAAGACGCTATAATGTATCCAATTGAATCGGGTAATGGATATTTAGTAGCAATTGCTGATGGAGTCGGTGGTTATAAGGGTGGAAAAGAAGCGTCATCCTCAGTAATATCTTCGCTTTCAAAACTCAGCATTTCTGAGGGGGATATAGATTCAACTTTTTCGTTTTTAAAAACGATCGTTAATAATTTATCGAGGGACGATGAAAGTCTTCGAGCTGCAGCTACTACTTTAACATTTTGCCACCTATCAAAAAATGGTATCACGGTTGGGCATACAGGTGATTGCAGATTATACTTCAGAAGTGGTCACAAATTGGTTCAAATTACAAAAGATCATACTCAACATCAAATGTTAATTGATGAGGGGTATTTTACAGCCCGTCAGTTAAAAAAAGCTCAAGGTAAGAATGTCATTACTTCTGCGCTCTCATCAAAAATACCGCTTTCCTATCAATCACTATATATTCCAAAGGATAAACTTCCTTTAGATAAAGGAACGATTGTTTTATATCTAATGTCAGATGGCGCTCATAGTCATTGGGAAAACCGTCCTCGATTTTCAGTATCGACCTTGGAATCGCCATCAAAATTTGCTAGTAGCCTTCAAAAGCGAATTGAAACAAAAGGCCCTGAGGATGATTATTCTCTTCTTTCGGTTAAGCTATTATTTCCAGAATTTTAATTGTATATGTTAAAGACCCAGCTATCCAGCTGGGTTTTACACTCCCAGCACGACTGCCACTCCGCAACAATTTATCTCCCTAACAAAATCCTTAAACTCCACCTAATCGAACCACTAAAGCATGCCCATCAGGTTCACTATCCCAATAATAACTCTTAGTTATCAAATTCTCATCCTTCCAAGGCTTATGCGTCGTACCTTTTTTATTGTAATTTCCATTTTTTCAATTCTTACAGACCCAAGGTAAAGAGGTGGTGTACTTTTTAATGCACATTCGCTTGACCATGTGGTAAAGCAGTGTTTTACTAATACCAAGTGGCATCACGTGCTTTAAAGGCAAAGACTATCAGTACATTTTTCGGTATCAGTAAAATTAACGCGCATCAGGTGTACACGTTCCGCTGGCCAGCGATAAGGCAAACGAGGTGAGAATGATTGATTTCGCACGCAAACCTGGACGGCAGCAGGCCGTAAAACTGAACTTCTTCGAGTTGATTCTTCGCCGCTTGTGCTACCTGCTCGCGCAAAAGGGGAATCCAGATGTGTAACCCAACGAAATGCGGGTACTGCGGCAAGCCGGTTGCAGCGGAGGAAATAGTCAAAAGTACCCTTCTCTATCGCAACGGCGCACAGCTGGCGCGCAAAGAAAAAGAGTATTGCTCTGAACGTTGTGCTTCGTACGACCAGATGGCCCACGAAAGCTAACGTAAAAGCCGCGCAAGGCGGCCCGTACGTCCGGTGACACCGACCAAAGTTACACCGGAAACAACTAAAAAACCAAAGTTCACCCAATGGGCGCTATCTCTGGCCCGGGGATCTTACATCCAAAAAAGAGGATCTCACATGGAATTTTTCTATGTAGTTAAGGCTACGCAGAAATCCGGCAAAGAAGACGCAGTGATTTGGTTCACTGCTAAATCAGAAGCCCGTGCTAACCTGCAGCTCGATGTTGAGCTGGAAGATGCTGGTATCGAAACCGGACGCGGTAAGGATTATCAGAAGCCGATCCGTACTGACTTCCCTGTCTATGACGACCTGCCGGAAGAAAGCACCGTTGATT